ACGCCCACATGGTTGTGCGGCGCCCGGTCGAGTTCGATGACGATTTCGACTTCAACACCGACGCTGCGCTGTACAAGTGCACAACCAGATTCCTCATCTGGTTCGTGGACTGGCGCGGTTGGGTCGGCGTCAACCCCACCTAAAGGGAGGGGCCGATGACGACCAAGATGTTCGGTGCTCCCTCGACAAGCCGCGCACACATGTACAGCGCGGACCAGCTCACTCCGTTCGATGTGGGCGGAATCGTCGAGATGCACGCAGCGAAGGTAGCGCTCAACATCGGTGATTTCGTGTACTTCGGTCACGATCTCACCGTAACGAAGAGCCTTGGCTCCTCCTACTACCAGGCGCGCTTCGCTGGCGTCGTGGTTGGAGGGAAGCTGACTGATGACGATGTGGTGTTCGATCCGGGCGCCATCGGAGTCGCAGCAGCGGCTGCAGCAGATCGTGTCCTCATCATGCGTCGCGGAGTCTGTTGGTGTGTCGCGGATGCCACTGGTATTCTCAAGGGCAACGCAGTCACTGCTGGACGTACTACCGCTGGTCGCGTGATCGGAGATATGAAGTCCAGTTTCGCTCGCACCGTTGCTGGCCTCGCTATCAAGGCCGGTGCCAGTGCGATTGTCAAGGCTGTCAACGTCACGCAGACGCAGGTGGCTGGAGTTCAGGGAACTGCAACAGCAGCGAACCTGGACCAGGCAGCACTCGCAGGAACCGTGGTGAATCTGACTCATAACGTGTGGGAGTTCAGGATCGCCGCAGATGGTACAACGGTCACTTCGGCGTTTGGTACTGCTGGAGCAACTCGCGATGCCATCGTGTTCCCGACTGGTTCCGCAACACTGGCGACTCTCGGGTATGTCTTCATCAACCCGACTGGCACTGGCAACTTCGTCGGAGGCACCACTGCTCTGGACGATGCCACTGTGGTCCCGAACGCAGTTTACGTCGATCTTGTCGGCGTTGGCAAGCCTCTCGGATGGGCGCTGCAGGATGGTGGAGCAGCTGCTTCCGCGGTGCTCGTTTTCATCGACATTTGATTCCAAGGAGTTCCTTATGCGGCAGTCCCTGATCGTAGGCGCAAGGCCCATGTTCGTGAAGGGTCGTCAGTTCCCTCGCGTACCATTGGAGAAGGGGTCGTGGAAGATCGAGTCCGAGAACGTCAACGAATCAAAAATTCGGCTCACTATCTACACCCCTACTCCTGTGGACGGCGGAGTGATGATGATCCCAAAAGTAGTGGAGATGCCTCCTCTCCCAGATGCTTTCCTCGTTCTGGGACCTGTCGAAATCTCCGCTGAAATTGTTCATGCAGGAAGAGAAGCTCACGTCAGTCTCTTTGCCTACCCACAAGGTCAGGAATAATGGGCATCCTCACAACGCAGTTGCTATCGAAGCTTCGTAAGGCGACTGGTCTGCAGGATGCAGACGATATGACTGATGCCGAGGGCATACTGCTCTTGAATCAGTCATATTGGGAGATCATGGACAAGTATCCGTTCAAGGAGAAGGAAGTACGAGTTACCTTCCCCACGGTTGCTGGTGTTCGCAATTACAACGCTCCTACGCCTTTCGAGGCACTAAGACACCTCGCCATTGTCAATCCAGATGGCAACGCACACACTCCACTTGATCAGATCAGTGAAGATGTGTACGAACAGGAGTACGACGAAGATTCTGACATGCGGGCCATCCCGACGAAGTACATCCGAGAGGGTTGTCAGATTCTCCTCTTCCCTACTCCAGACGCAGCGTATACACTCACGATGCGATACTGGACCACGCTCGACGATCTGACAACAGCCATGAATCCAAACATGCCACAGAGCTGGCATGAGATCATTCTTTTCGGTGGAATCTGGCGTGCTTTCATCGAGATCTGTGGTGACTACGTGAGGGGTATGGGAGCTAAGAACTTCCAGCAGTCCCTCATCAACAACGCTGTTCCTGTCCAGGCGAAGGAAGAAGAGAACAATCCTCGTGCTGGATTAGAAGTCATCGTCCCGAGTTATCCATAATGCCAGGCTCTTGCGGAGGACTAGTCGTAACACCAGACGCTGTTGCAGGAATCCTCACTACAGAGGATACTGGAACAGACCTAGTTACGACTGGTAATCTTGCAGCGCTCAGTATCGTAGCGGGAGGCGTTACTTGCTGTTCGGAAGCTGTCGCAACCGTAGGCGTGAAGTATAACGCTCAATGGCAGAACGATGGCGCCGTACAATACAACGCAACGGTGAACTGATGCCAGCTCCTGCTGTCGTACCTTGGATTCAATATAACGAGGATGTTGTTGGGGAAGCAGAACCCAACGGCGTAATCGACGTAAGTAATCGTCCTCTGAAATTCATCATGACCCAGAGTAGTGTAGCTCTTACAGCTACTTTCCCTGGTTTCATGGTACTTTACCAGGGATCAGCCAATCCTGAAGGTGTGCAGACAGCTAACATCGGTCACGCCTTCGTAGACACAACCGGACAGGTTTTCTACCTCAAGATGACTGGTGTAGGAAATACAGGATGGATAGCCATCGGAGGTAATCCATTCGGTAACGGTTCTCCTGAAGGTGTGGTAACAGCACCAATTGGTAAACTGTACGAACAGCGTGATGCTGCAAGTGCAGCTAATGCTGTGTGGATCAAGGCAACAGGAACAGGTAATACAGGCTGGCGTCAGAACACAGGCTTTGTCAAACTTACTGACAATGCGATTGTGCTCACCGGCACGACCGCTACCTTCACTGCTACCGTTACTGACAGCATCACTATCGGTAATGGTAATACAATCGCTGCTATCAATACGATAGCGATTGGGACAGGCGCATCTGTATCTGCTGCTGATGGTATTTCTGTCGGTAGAGCAGCTACTGTTGCGGCGCTCGCAGTTGGTGGCATCGTGTTCGGTCAGGGTTCAACAGTAGCTGCAGGAGCTACAACTGGTGGTATCGTCATCGGCACTGCATCAACATCAGCTGCGCAAGGGCAGATCGTCATTGGACGAGCTATTACTGGTTTGGCAGCTGGAATAGGGAATATCTACATCGGGGACGGAATCACAGTCACTGGTGGTGGCGGCCCCAACGTAGTAGCAATCGGAAAAGGAATTAGCACCGGTACAGGTACTAATACCATTATTGGAGCAAATGCTTCAGTAGTTGGTGGTACTGGTGTTTGTATTGGTCAAGCCTCTTCCATCCTCGTCGGCGGTAGCTCTGGTAGTGTAGCGATTGCAGGTAACATAACTACAGCTGGCGGCCAGAACTCGATTGCCATCATAGGTACTTGTACTGGTGGTAATCAGAACGTATGCATCGGTTCTGCTGCAAACTGCAGTAATGATAACACCATCGCGATTGGTGGACACTCTTCTACTGGCCCAATAGCTAGTGGCGCTGGTGGTATCGCGATCGCTGCATTCTCACAAGCAACTGCTTCTGAATCGCTTGCCATCGGCTTTGCATCACGCTCTACTCACGCAGCTTCAATCTCACTAGGTCGCGCACAATCCATTCAGGCGAACGAGTTTACTGTCGGTGGATCGAATGGACTGATTTCACAGTTCAGATTCAACGTAGACTCAAGTGGTACACCACAGGCGTTGACGTTCAGGATCTCGGATGCATCTGGCTCCAACATTGCAGGCGCCAACTGGACTCATATCGCCTCGCGTAATACTGGTTCAGGTGCAGCTGGCCAACATATCTTCCAGGTAGGAGCAGTCAATGGGACAGCAACAAGTCTCGGCGCGGCGACAACTACATTTATCGTTGACCGCACTGTGGCTGTTGGCAGCGCTGTTGCAACTGAGACTGCTCTCACTGTCACCATCGGAACTACAGTCACAGGTGGAGTTGGCCGCATCATTAACGCCGCTGCAACTGTTACGGCCGCTGCGAATAACGATGTGATGGTTGGCATCAGGAGTGCACTGACTGTCAGCATCGCAGCGTTCACTGGAACTGTAGCTGTCGGCTTAGATATTGCGACTGTCTCCGGCGCAGCTACAAATCTCGCCTTCCGATCAGCTACTGGTCGTGCTTTGCTCGGTACAGCGACTGTGAACACTGGAAACACGTCAGGGCTAACAATCAGTCAAGCGGGCGCTGATGACGAGATTTTAACTCTCAAATCGTCTGACGTGGCGCATGGTGTAACAACTGTAACTGAAACTGATACCTACGGTTACTTCCGTAAGCGTGTTGCGAACGGAGGATTGGCCATCGTAGGACTCAATGCAGATGGGACTGACAAGTCTGGCATCAGCTTTAGTGGTATCGTAACAGTTACAGATACTGTAAAGAGCAACGCCGCCCGAGCAGCCTTTGGACTCGATGGACAGCTCAAGTCTGGTACTGGTACAACGTCGTTGGGAGCTAACGCGAACATCGCATACTTCGCTGACAATGGTACAACGAGATTCATTCTCGATGCTGACGGAGACTCCCATCAAGATGTTGGCACATCCTGGACCAACTTCGACACTCACGACGACGTTGCGCTGCTGAACAGATTGTCAGCTCACGTCACACGGCGAGATGATCCGCTTCGCGATTCATTTGGACGCTGGTTGAGTGAATCCAAAGCTGATCTTGAGCAGCTAAAGTTGGTCACGTTCAACGAGGATGGTCATCACTTCGTGAACATGAGTCGTCTCACGATGCTTCACACAGGCGCCATTAGGCAGCTCGCACAGCGATTCGAGCGTATCGAAGCGGTGCTTAAGCTATTGCCAGCGTGAAGAAGTCTAGGCGGAAGTACCCCGGCTTTCTCAAAATTCACAAGGATAAGGTTATGCGCTACCTGTATTTCACAACACAGGCAGGTCTCACAGATCCAGGCAATACATACGAGACTATCTACGATTCACTCCTCAATTCACCCAAAGGCTATGAGGGCATCGGAGAGGCCAGACTCGTTACCAAGGTCTTTGACAAGCTAGAGCTTCTTGGTGAAGCCACGAAGCGAAATGGACAAGATACATTCAGCTTCAAAGGTTCGCCAGGCATGATTGGCATGGTAGCTCTAGAAGACGCTGAATACGATCTCGTCGTCAGCGTCATGAAGTCCTTGCGTTGGACTGGAGCTTACGCCAGAAAAGCAGTGCAACTTCTTGAGTGGCTTGAGAAGGCTCCTACATCCTTGGAGGAAGCTCGTGCTGATGTTCCTGCTGCAGGATAACGCACCGCCGTCAACGGTGATGAATGGTTGGGGAGTTCTCAATACACTCCTTAACATTCTTGGTCCAGCGCTCATTATCTTCGTCCAGTGGTTCGTGGCGAAAGGAGTGAAGGCGAAAGCTGTTGAACAAGCTGTATCTGTAAATAACAATCTGGACAAGATCCATGACGCTGTAAACGGCGGACTGCAGGATGCCAAGAATGAGGCAATCGCAGCGAAGAACGAAGTCGTTGCTCTTCGTAAGCAACTCCATTCGGCAGGGATAGCTCCTCTACTCCCTGACACACAGAGCGACAGATGAGTGGTTTCAGTGCAGAAAGTGAGAAGAACCTTGAAGGCGTTAATCCAAAGCTTGTAGCCGTCTGTCGTGAGGCTATCAAGATCTTCGACTTTAAGGTGCTAGACGGTGTGAGGACACCAGAGGAGCAGCGACTGAACATCGCGCGTGGAGTCTCGTGGACCACCGACAGTAAGCACTTAGTTCAACCAGATGGCTTCAGTCATGCTGTTGACCTTGGACCATACCTACCAGTCATTAGCGGGATTGACTGGAAAGACACCGAGATGTTCTGTGTGTTAGCAGGTGTGATGTTTGCCTGCGCTTTCAAACTTGGTGTTAAGTTGAGATGGGGAGGTGACTGGAACCAAAACAATCGCACAACGGACGAGCACAAGAGGGACTACGGACACTTCGAGACTCAGGAGGCAGCATGACATGGAATGTGAATACCTTTGCGGATCGAATGAAGATCCCGCATTGGCTAGGTTGGGTACTTCAAGGAGCACTTGTCATCCTGATCATCGCTGCGTTGTTTTGCAGCAAAGCGTATGCACAGGCTCGACCTCCGATCCTGATCTCAGGCTGGTCCTCTTTCGTGGTCAATGGACCTGACAGTACGATGAAGCTCGGATCGAGGGTCGTGCTCACTGGCTTCACGCCAACTGTAGTACGATTCGATTCCAGTACTACAGGAACGACACTCTACTGTTCACTAGTCGTAAGCAGACGACCAGGGACAGTGTTTCCGTTCCCGCACCTCCTTACCAGGCTCAGGTGGTCTACAAGGGTTGTGCCCAAGTAGAACGCGGTGGGAGGAGCAGTACTGTAAAATATCCTGCATCTCCACTCTGTTGGACGTGGCCCTTCGTCAGGACCGCACCAGTCGGAAGCATGGATACCCTGCTGCGTATCACAATACGTCCTCTAGGACCGAAGATCACTGCAGACAGTGGTGGCACCTGTCATGCATGGCAGGCTTCACACCCAGGAACAAGTCCTTGGATCATAGTCAACTCTAAGGCAGTACCTGCATGTGAACACACAGACAGCGCTACCAAGGTGCTCACTATTTCTCTCTGGCAATACTGTGCGTTCTACGAGAAGAAGGACGGCTCGAAGGGTAAGACCATCAACTCCTGGAACAATCCGTATTGTGAGGAACAGTTCCAGAGTTGGATCAACGAGTCCAGCGGCTGATGGGGAGGAGGGATGCTCGTCTGGATTCCGCTAGGCGAAAGGAGGCGGTTAAAGCTTATCGGGCTTCGCGGACGCAGAAGGAAGGCATGGACATTTCTTCTGCAGAAAAGCATCGTGTACCCATCGCCAAGGTTGACAGATCGAAAGTTAAGATCTGTCAGGGGTATAAGCTATAGAACACCAGAAGAGTATTACGATCTTCTGTGCTGGGAAGTGAAACAAAGAAAGGCAGCTTACGATCAGTGAGCTGCCGAAAGTGACCTCTTCTTTATAGGATGAAGATGAGCGACGATAAGGAAGGACCAGTACCAGAGAGAGTCTCACACGAGATAGTACAGGCTGCTCCTGCTACGCGCTTAATTCTTGACAAAGCGTTCGTGGCGAAGATGCACGGAGCTACGCCTAGTGTTGAGAATCTCGAGAAGTTCACTGGTACTAACGTCGCTCCTGTAACTGTTACCAACTTCTTAAAGGGACAAGAAGGACAAGTCATCAAGATCAGGGGCGATGGTCAGATGACCATTACTCATGGTACAAAGATCAAAACCAGCACAGCAGCGAATAAGCTTCTCACTGCTGATAAGATGTATAACTTCACTTACATCAGTGGCATCTGGTACGAGGATGCTGATGATGGCGGTGGAGGTATAGGCCCAACAGGACCAGCAGGAGCAATTGGTCCAATCGGACCTCCAATGATGGATATGTTGTCTCCTGAAGAACCGATGATTATCCCAGGATCACCAGGGACGCCTGGGTCAGCCGGCTCACCAGGAGCAAGCATCATCGGGCCAATGGGAGCGCCAGGGCAAGACGCTGATCCACCAGAAGATGCGATAGTAATTCCAGGGCCAATGGGTCCTTCTGGAATAGGAATACGAGGTATCCCTGGACAGGATGCTGATCCTCCTGAAGACCCACAGGTTATTCCTGGTCCAGTTGGACCTTCTGGAGCGGCAATAGTAACACTGTTGACAGCTGAAGTTAGCCTGGCAACTGCTCCAAGAGCGCGTCGAGGCGGTAGATTTGACATTGCTGGATCTGGGATGACAGTTGGTAAGCCAGTACTGATAGGACAGGCTAACGGTCCTTACACTGGTAAAGGCACTCTGGAAGATGAAGCAGAAATGGATCAGGTCACAGTCACAGGGAAAGTGTTTAGTGCGACAGTGATTCGTTGTTACTGGGAAAGTAATCATCAAGTTCGAGGTAACTTCAAGTTCGATTACGCTGTCTCGGCATAAGGAGATAACATGGCGGTTCTCGAAGGCGGCGTATCTGCATCACTAGCAAGCGTTGGAGTGGAATCGTTTGTTCCACTTCACGTGAGACAGACACCTATTCCAGCTGGAGCACTTGGACATTATCGAGTGAATCATCGCTGTGCGCTCATCGCTACACAAGCGGCCAATTCACGGCTGTTCGAGTTTCGCAATACCCATGCAACGAATCTGATTATACCGACGCGGTGTGTGCTCAAGTGGATACAGACTGCTGCGCACACAGCTGCCATCGAAGACAGCCTCGACATTTTCAAGGTAACTGGTTTCAGCGTGTCAGATACTGTGAATACAGTTACACCAACAGTCTCACGTAAGCGGACCAGTATGGCTGCGGCTCCTGGTAACGCTGAGATTCGCGGTGTGACAGTTGCCGGTGCCGCGGCAGGAATGACTGGTGGAACACTCACCAAGGATGGTGGTACGCTTGCACAGCTTCCACAGTGGTTACTGCTCGCGCTACCGACAGCTAGTACGGTGATCGCAGCAATGTTGGATGCGTTCGATGACGTGAATGGAACTCATCCTCTTGTACTTGTGCAGAACGAAGGCATCATCATCGAAAACAGAGTTCTCCTAGGCGCTGCAGCCGGATCGAGTCTGTACATTGATTTCTCGTGGGCTGAAGTCACAGCCTTCTAACCTGGGAGAAGAAAATGCAGAATAAGATCGAAAGGTTTGGGCCTGTTGCACTGAGCAACACCCTGACCACGAACATCCTGACTCCAGCAGCTGCTGGTGGAAGTGGTGTGGGATACACTCCCACAGCGTCATACATCATCCTGAAGCATGCTCGCATCGTGAACAAGACAGGTGGCGCTGTTACCTGTTCATTCTGGCTCGGTGGGACTGGCGGCAATGTCGCAGGAACAGAAGTCATCGGTCAGGGACTCTCTGTTCCTCCCAACTCTTACGTAGACTGGTACGGCCAGCTCATCATCAAGAATGGTGACTTCTTGGTTGGTGGTGCCAGCGCCGCAACTTCTCTATCCTTCGAAGCTGAAGGAGAGGTTGGGTTGGCGTAATGGCATATTCTCGAGGGTGGAGTGACAGTACACCGGCAGGCTCTAGGGCGGCGAACCAGATCGACGATGCCATTCGTGAGAAGTGTGTAGACATTCACGAGCGAATGGATTCGACGTTCGCTAATGACTGGACAGCTGATCCTGTTGTAGCGAAGCCAGAGATCAAAGGGAACGTGGTTGGAAAGAGACTGTACATTCCTGGCCATGCTTTCCAGGTAGATTCTTCCTTCGCTGCAGCATCAGCGTATGCCAGTGGTGCGCCGTTCAGTGGACTTCAGATAAATTCTGCAGATCCAGCAATCGGAGGACCACTGATTCTCCCACCAGCATCTGTGGTGGTCATCACGAAGATTCGGTGGAGAGTGACTAACGTAGATACAGCTGCACTCTCGATGACTCTGTACTCTGTTCTCTTTGCTGTAGCTGCAACAAGAGTACAAGAGCATACGATGGCAGGTGCGTTGGCAGCTGACACGATCTACGACAGTGGTACAATCGCTGTCAACACAGATAACAAGATGCTCTACTTGGCCATCGACAAGACTTCTGGTGCAGCCTACAAGCTCTGGGGTGTCGAGATTACTTACGACGTTCGAGATTGCCGGTTTACTGTGTAATGGACTTCAAGAACGCGCGACCTTGGCCCCAGAGTAACAGAAACCCGATGGTTATCGGTAAGAACACTGTGCCTGGGAAGTCCAAGTTCATTGCGGATCGCGTCAACTCTGGCATGATCACAACCATCGATCCTGCAGACATTCCTCCGTCTGCACTTCAGATGTGTCGAAACGCCAGAGTTAGGTTCGATGTAACTAAGCGTCGTCCTGGTCTGGTGTTGCTCACTCCAACCAAGCCCAACTCAAACTCTGTAATTGGGATGATGTTCTTCAAGAAGAACGATGGTAACTCGTATTACCTTCGTTTCTCTCCAACCACGATTCATGAGCGTACTGGTGGATCGTGGACGAATTACACTGCAGGAGCAGGAGGCTCACTGCTCGGCGGCGCTTTTGATTACATTCAAGCTGCAGTGATCTTGGATCGTCTGGTGTTTGCCAACAACGGAGTAGATGTACTCCAAGAGGCAGACATTACTGCCAAGACATACAAGGCGCTCGGGAACGCTCCGAAGTATAAGTATATCACTGGTTTCTTCAACCGTGTGGTAGGTGCGAACCTCGTAGCGCTCACCAACAACGGAGCACAGATCGGATGGTCCGCGGACGGTGTTCCAACTGAATGGGACCCACTCGTAAATGAGACTGCCGGTTCGTCTCCACTTGTAGACTCTCCTGGAGACCTTGCTGACTTCATCACAGGTGTCTTCGGCTTCACGAACGTCATGGTTGTACTTCGTGAGAAGAGCATCTGGTTGGCGAACAAGCAGGCGATTCCATCGAATCCGTTCTACTTCTACAACGCTTTCCCAGGTGTAGGCTGTGACTGTCCATACTCGGCGGCGATCACACAGAACAGTATCACATGGGCTGACCGGCGCACAGGTACAATCTGGAGCTATACACCTGGAGCAGAACCAATCCCCATCGGTAGACCCATCGAGAATCATCTGTTCGATGGTCTATCGGATTCAGCTCGTATCTTCGGTTCTGCTGATCCGATCCAGAATGAGTACACAGTCTGTATCCCACAGGTCTCCGGTAACTTCGTGATCTGTTGGACGTGGAATTTCAGAACACAGTCTTGGGATAAGGACGAGTATGAGGCTATCACAATCGCGAGTAACGCCGATCTGCCGACTGCCGTTACAACCATTGATGAGCTTCCTGGGACTATTGATGGGTTATCAGGCACAATCGACAGCCTATCTCCTACACAGATCAATACCCCAGTTCGAGCTTTTGGTCGTAGTGACGGGGAGATTGTTCTGGAGACACAAGACGACAACCTTTGTGTTGATCCTCCATTCTCAGGATCACTTGGGACGTATCAGACTGAACTTCTCTCCAAGTCTTATACACTTCCGTCTGACGATGTTTACATCGCAGAGATTCGAGTAGATATAATCCCACGCGCTGCTGGCGCGGTGACATTCGAGTACAGTAAGGATGGGGGAAAGACTCTCAACACTGTGTCGAAAACCATTGTAATACCGGCTTCTCGAATTGGAAAGCCGACTAACATACATTGGATTCGACAGATCAAGTGCAGAAAGTACGCCTGGCGACTCACCGCATCAACAGGGCAATTCGATGTGGTGGCTTATGAAGTTCACGTTTACAAGAGTGGAGAGTCACAGCAATGATCGACATGGGTATCGAGCCGATCCTCACCGCTGTCTGTGAAGAGCCAGAGGGAACTATCACTCGGAATGTCTATCCTCTCCAGTTGACTGTGGAGAACCTCAAGATGTTCTGGGAGAAGTCTCGAGGATTCAAGTACATCTTCGACAGGAACGTGAACGGAGACTTCAAGACCTTCTGTGAACTATTCCTCTACAACGGTCCTGGTGGTGAGTTGTGCAGTAACGGACTCTTCTGGGTGATCGATGATTGGGTTGGTATCTTCTACATGACCCGTATCAGACCTGGGAACGATGCCGAAGTTCACTACACCTTCTTCGACCGGCGCCACAAAGGAAGAATCGAACTGGCGAAGGAGATGTTGAGATACGTCTTTCGTAAGTACAACTTCCGTCGTCTGTCAGTAGAGATACCGTTGTATAGCACGAAGCACGCTTTCGAGTTCATCACGCTCGTAGGATTCAAGAAGGAAGGTCGTCGCCGCAAAGCCATCTGGCACAACGATGACTGGTTTGACATAGCGGAGTTTGGCATCCTCAAGGAAGAAGCACTCCTTGGTAGGGGCGACAACAGCGAGTCTCGTTGGGATACGTTCAGGCAACCTAAGGAGGCAGCTCTAGATGGGAGCTAAGTACAAAGAGCACGGTGCAGAAGGTCTGCAAGGGCTCTCAAGTAACTGGATCAGTGG